TAACCTCCTACCTCGCTAAATGCGACACCAGTTCGTACCGCAATGAAGTTTAGGGTAATGAAGTTGATAGACCGAGCAGGTTTAACGTAAATATCACCTATAAACTCGTTTCGGTCAATGACCTCACCTGTATTATTTGTAGAATCACAGACTACCTTAAAGTCAAAGATTCCTCGTCTTCCTTGTACATCTCTCAAGAAAGGTTCTACCATATTTCTAAACTGTGCTCTTGTAAATTCATCGTTGAACTCAAAGAGTTGATATTTAGAAGCGATAGAGATTGCTTTCTCAAGTACCAAGAATAACCTTCGTACATTGATGCGATCAAATGCACTTGGTTTAGTTAGTGCAGTTTTATCTCCAAAGAGAACCACACCTTGGCCTGGGAAGTTAACCACAGGGTTAATACGTTTCCTGTAGAGTTGATCCCTCTCACTATTCTTAGGATTATATGCAAGTTTAATTGCACCACGAACATGACCACGATTATAACCAGCAGGTGAAAACCAAGGATCGGCAACACTATCTGTGTTTGCACAAAGACCAGCGGTATCACCGTTCAATGGTACATATCGATATACATCATTATACTTGTCGTAGATATATTTGTAACCACTATCGTATACTATGTAAGAGGACGATGGTAGTGTATCAAATCCCTTTATTATATTTGCGGTTTGTGCAATTGTAGTTGCAACATTTACTACACCAGCTCGATATGGAGAAATAAATCCTACACAATCTTTACGAGTTTCACAAAGATCGGTAATCATTGTTCCATGCGTATCCATACCAGCGGTAGTATCTGCAACACCAGAACTAGGCCCTGCAAGAACAAGGTTAATATCTAATGATTCCGTATCCTCAAACAGTTTATAACCTTTCATAAGTTCACCAGCAGTAACCGAATAATCATCCGTTCCACCAGTTAGACTTACTACTGTAACTGTATTTACAGCTGTATAAGTGGTAGTAGTATCTGTACCCCAATTACTTCCAGCAGCAATATGATCACCCCAATAAACGTATTCAGATTGCCTGAAAAATACATCTGGATAGTAGATGCTATCCCCTTGAGGACTTTTTGCTACAGGACATTTCGAAAGATTTCCATACCTTTCGATTACAGAATTTGTTTGTTGACCAGCAGTATTATAATCATATCCTGTGATGTCACCTGTTGTATCATAAACAACAACGTGCATTTCATCATTAGAACCACGACCATTATCAGTTGCCCACTGAGAAGTACCAGGCGCACCATCAAATAGGTTGTAAAATGCCCAACGTCTGCGAATATAGGAATTATCTGCAATATCGGCCTGTAAACCAGCACCGTTTGGATCACCAGCAAGTCTAACTGTTAGGTTGTTAGAACTAATTGCTGTTACCTCATACTCATTACCTTCATCACCAGAGAGGTATGCAAAAGCAGTAGGGTCTGAAGATGAATCAGCACTTGAGAATGAAATTAAATCACCTACGTTAAATGCGTATCCACTTGAATCTGCGTCATCAACAGCAACCACTGTGTCACCAGCGGATTCTGCAGCGGCAGTTAAGTTATTAGTTCCTAAGTGTTGTTCATATACAGTAGCAGAAGGACATACTTGGATACCTATAGAGTTACCCCAAGTTCCAGCTGATCTTGCATACCAATCATTTGAAGTTACCTGACCATCACCAGATTCAGACCAGTAATCGTCCAGATAAACGGTGTCATTTTTGATTAAAACTCCACTTGACTCGCCCGCATTAAGAAAACCAGATGTCGGACGAACAACCTTTAATTGATCGGAATACTGTAAGAAACTTGATGCAGTAAACCACCATTCAAAGTTACTTGAGTTTGGTTTACCAAAAGTCTTAACGAGGTCTTCCTCACTACCTATCGTTGTAATATCATCAACTGGCCCTTTTTGTGCGGGCATCGCAATTGCACCGATTGTGGTTGCAACTGATGGAACAACATTAGTAAGGTCAATCTCTCGTACATGTACGCCAGGAGAGGATAGAAAAGACATTTTTTGACTCCTAATTTGAGATTATGTTATTATTTAAGAATATTTATAAAAAAAAGAATTCTAAAAAGGTGTTTTTATATGTGTTATAACATATAAATAAAATCATGGTTAATGAGCATTATGAGAAGTATAAGGATACAATAAAGAAAGTGGCTCGTAGGAATTATCGAAAACGTATCGTTATACTTAATGAATACCTTGCTGACAAACACTGTAAACACTGTGGTGAGGCAGAAACAATATGTCTTAAATTTTATCCTCATAACTCTGAGATACGAAAACTTACCAAAAGAGTTGGTATCAATGATGATAGCAGACAAGAAATATTTCACCTTATAGGAGAATCTATTATTGTTTGTTCTAATTGTTGGATTAAACTAGACAATGATCTCATTGAATTTATCAATGAAATATAGGAGCAAAAGATCATGAAATTTATTATAGCGGCGATAATTTTAATCGTCACCACAACTACTGCATATGCAGAAACTTTAGGAACAACTAAAGGAAGTGCGAACTACCAAACTGGTGTTGCCCTTGCAAAAACAATGGATGCAGGCGATATAACTTTAATTCCTCTACCACATAGAGGAACACAAATATATCTAGAAAAGGTAGATTGGGGAGAAATTGATTTCGGTATCAGTAATCCTACAGATTTTTTCTGGGGATATATGGGTATGCGTACATCAAAAAGACCGCACAAAAATCTACGTTTTGTTGCAAATCTGCATTTCTTTAAAACAGGACTTGCAGTAAGACATAACTCTGATATAAAAAGTTATAATGATCTAGAAGGAAAGAAAATACCTTCTGAATTTCGTGGAGCGCCTGGTTTTCATTGGAATATCAAACATAAACTACTTAACTCTAACCCACCTTTAGAGTGGAAAGATGTAAAACGTGTTCCTGTAACCTCTTTGCCTGGCAACTGGGCCGCATTTAGGTCTGGAAGAGTAGATGTTACTATTATTGCAGTTGGAGCTGGTCATGCAAAAAAACTACATGCAAGTGTAGATGGTGGTATTCGTATGTTATCTCTTAATCAAGGTTTAGCAGAATTTCGTCTTTTGGAAGGGTGGCCAGGATTTGAGGTTATCACAGTGAAACCAAACCCAAGAACCCCTTCTATTCGTAAACCCACACGTATATTAACTTTTCCCTATATGTTATGGACAAATAAAAATGTCCCTGATGATGTAGTAATGAAAATAGTTCTTGCACTTCACAAGCATGCAGAAGTTTACAGAAAGTCCTCTAAAATGGTAAGTGGATTTGATGAGACAAAAATGGACGCATTTACTGGTGGGGTTCCCATGCATAATGGAGCTAAACTTGCTTACGAAATTATCAATAAGTAAGTATCTTTTACCATTCTTTCTAATACTGAGTGTGTCTGACATAGATTTCTATGTTGGACACCCTCTTTTAGATGAACAATGGTATATACTGATATTATTAATATCTTTAGGATATGCATTTAAAAGACTAGAAATACTTCTAGTGTTGATAGGCTTTACTCTGTTTTACTTCTATCCTTACTTAACAGAATATGCAAACTACAATAAACAACTACTATATTGTATATCCATACCACTCTGTACTTTAGTTTTAGTAAGTTGCTACTTGACAAGCGGCAAATCTTTTGGTATAATACTAGGACTATTTCTTGCATATCCTCTGTTTCTGGATATAAACTACTTAGATTTAATATCCCATATAGTCATAGACAATACCGCAATGTTAGGTATGTCCATCGCAATTATGTGTGGAATTGTCTTTTTGTTTGTTTTGATAGGACAACTCCTAGTATATTTCGGAGTCATAGATTCCTTAATCAAATATATCATTAGATATATAGAGTCGCCTGGAAAGGTTGCTATCCTCTCCTCAGCGGTGTTTGGGAGTGTTTCTGGGAGTGCAGTCGCAAATGTAATGAGTACAGGTCAACTCACTATCCCCCTTATGATTAAATGTGGATATTCCAGAGTACGTGCAGCATCATATGAAGCAGTTGCATCTACTGGTGGTCAACTGATGCCACCAGTTATGGGTGCAGCTGCATTTCTTATGGCAGAACTCTTAATGGTTTCATATTGGGATGTTGTTTTGGTTTCGATATTTCCAGCGGTTACGTTTTACATTTTATTGTTACTAACCACACCAAAGTTATCTTCCATTGATATTATACCAGAATATCAAGGTTCTGTCAAGAAGAATCTTGCAGAATCTATATCTAATGCAATGTTTAGTCTCATTATACTATCTGCGGCCATAGGACTTATAATAGGAGTAATGGATCAAACTGGACTTAGCTTTCAGATTACTTCTATATTAAACCTAATATCTGGGGGAAATACATTTTTTCTCTTGACACTGGTTGCAATTCTGTGTATAATACTTGGAATGGGTATGCCAACCAGTTCTACTTACCTTCTGGTTGCGATAGTTGCAGCCCCTACTCTTATTGATGCTGGAATAACGGATATATACGCACACCTATTTGTATTGTATTTTGGGGTATTATCTATGGTAACTCCACCTGTCGCACTGTCTTCTTTTACTGCAGCAAAGATTGCAGACGCAAATCCTATTAAGGTTTCGTTGATGTCCATGTTACTTGCATGGCCACTGTACATATTTCCATTTATTTTTGTGTGGTTTTAATTACCAATCTGAATTATTATCTCTGACCACAGGGTTCCATCGAGTGCCATACTCATCTACCATATTACCTATATTCTCATCTTCCAGACCTGTAACAACAAATCCAAACGGCGCCATATCTTGTTCTAGTGCGTCTTGTTGTTCTCTCAACATAGTCTGTCGAATATCTTGATCGGTTAACTCTTTAAAGTAAGTTTGATCAGTTGCCCATGCAAATATGAACAGACACGCAACTAGATCGTCTGTACACCCCTCATCTGCTTCAAAAGACTTTCCTTTGACTATAAAGGTAGACAGTTCACTAATACAATCCAAATCTGGGATATAAAGTTTATCGTCCTCAATTAATTGTTTTAAATTAGAACACCCAACAGACTTTGTTGCTTTGGTGGTTCTAATACCTAACTGCGCTTTACCCCCTGAGAATCCACCTCCCATCACTTGACCAGCTCGACCACGCATTGATGCCATGACAAGGTTATCATACTCCATGTCAAACTGCATTGCATTTGCAACACCTTCACCTATATCATTTACCTCTATTAATACAAACGCTTGGTTATATGCACGAGCTGAATTGTATATTACTTGAGGAAAGACTAGAGGTTTTATCTCATTATCTCTGTACTTTGCAACAATTTTGTATGGTATCTGGGTTATATCCATTACAACAAATGCAGAATAATCTTTAGATGCTCCTCTTGCAACATCAACAGTCATCATATATGTGTGATCTGGTAGGGGATTTTCATATACATCTAGACCAGCATTAGACTTTATGGGTGTATGATATGTTAGAGTTTTAAGTTTTGCTGGACTTATGAGAGTATCAATAGAACCTAAGAACTCGCACTCAAACTCTGTGTTAAACTGAGACTCAGAAGTATTCTTTATAGTTTCCTCTTTCCACTTAGCATCTCGGCCAGGAACCTCACTCCAATGAACCTCAATAGGAACATAAGAGCTTCTTTTTTCCTCTGCATCTACCCACATCTTATAGAACATATTCATACCATGAGGGGTAGAAACAATCATCACTTTTGAGGTTTTTCCACTTGAGATTGTGGGGTAGACTGAGGAGAAGAATTGTTCAGCCACATTAGCGGGAACGTAAGCAAACTCATCAAGGAAAATAATATTATAAGAACCGCCACGAACCGCACTGGCAGAAGTAGAAGATGCAAGAATCTTAGAACCATTCTCAAGTTCTAAACTCCCTTTGTTCCATGACATTACTCCCTGTTGTAACCATTTTGGTAAATGTTCATACGCAAGTTGCAAACGTGCTAGTAAATCACGTGCAACTGCAGCTTTGTTCGCAAGTATAGCGACATTTACTTGTGCATTAAACAAAACATAATGTAGGAGATAGGCAATAATAGTAGTAGACTTGCCTGACTGTCTTGGTAGTTTACAAATCGTAAAACGATTTTTATGGAACGTACCAACCATATCTTTCTGAAAGTCGTACATCTTAAAGGGTACTAGACCTTCATCTAGAGAAACAATCTTAATATGTTCCTCTATAAAGTGTTGAGGATTTTCCATGCATTTTGCATATTCCTCTAATTGTTCTTTTGTCCACTCTTGGGCAACATTTGCCTTTTTGAGGTTAGGGTTTCCAAGATATACTGTTTCTGTCATTAGTGCAAATTAAAGAGTTTAGACATATCTGGATTGACTAACTCTCTATTCCTTATATGTTCTTCTTCTATGTCTTTCTTAGATTGTCCAAAATACTCAACCCCATACTTATATTTAACCATCCACTCATTTAGAGTTGTTTCTTCTTTTTCAAAGACTATCTTAAACGAACCCAGAATACGTCCATATTTACCAGATTTATCTTTTCTTGTTATAAGGGTTTGAGTGCTTCCTTCTGGAACCCATTTCTTAACAATCTCTTTGGCCATTAGACCGAACTTCTTTTCTTCTAAATCTCTTGTGCGACTCTCAGGAGTATCTATACCATACATTCTAATGCGTTGTTTGTGCATCCACACACCAAAACCTAGATCAATATCAACATCAACGGTATCTCCGTCAACTACTCTTACTATTTTACAACTATATTCATACATGGGATATCTCCATTCCCCTATATTTATGACATAAAGTTTTGTTAAACAGTTCCCAAATAGATATATCTGAGGGTATAATATCACCGCCTATAGGATAAAATGTACCATCTGAGAACACAACTCTATTACCATGCCACGAATTTTCGTTATGATTTCCTGCTGTTTTAGGTAAACTCTTTTCCTTTGTCTTGTGGTTTAGATAATCCTCATCCTTATTCCACGAGTATATGTACTCCTTAGAGGGCCATTTATATGTCTTATACGTACCCTTATGTTTTAAATCGTGGTTTGTCATACTCCATATCTGAAACTGTGGGTGATTAAAGAAACTTAACATATTTTTATATCCAGAAGGATCAGGTAAGTTTCCAAATAGTCTGCGATCAATCCATTGCCACTTAGTAGTAAATGCTACCCACCACGTAAAATCAAAAGGAGTCTTGACCTCAAAAGGACACTTAGAAACGTATTCCTCTGTGAAGGCCATAAACTTTTCTCTTAAAGGACTGTCCCTGTATATAAAGTTAACATCATCATAGTCCATAGTTTTGTGCCAGTGGTCATCTAGTTCCTCTATATGGTTTTCTATTACAAAAGTACCATACATGGGATCACCACACTCTCCTGTTATATTAAGAGTAGAACCATCCCATAAACTTGTATCCTTAAAAATAGTTTCCTTACCATTCCACTGTATTGTAATATCACACTTCTTAATCTTTTCGTATAGAGTAGGGTTTTCCTCTACACATGGTTTACTCATCCATACACTGAGTTCATGACATGGTAGTTTGTTTCGGATTAGAGCCACTAGAGCAGTACTGCTGTCTATTCCTCCAGAGTACCAAACCCTTATGGGTTTGTCCATGTTCCAGAGTTCAGTTGCTCTCTGGTTCACGATGTCCTCGAACTTACGATTCCAGTTCTCAGGGATAGTGGGGATAGGGTCAAAATCTATATTTAAGAAATTATACTCATCTGTGCGGTCATAGGGACTAGGACAATCTACCAGTTGAGTTAAACCATAGATGTAGTTATCGTATAACTCTCCCACATGGGTACTGTTATAATCTTCGATATTCTCTAAATCTAAAGGATTATAATTGGTCAACTCTCTGATATACGCTTCAGTTATAGTCAGATTGTTATGATTTATTATCTTCACGCAGCTTGTTTAATACTATCCAGTAGGCCAGGAGAGAACATATCATCGTACTTCTCGTACATATATTCTGTAACTTCTTTCCAACGAGCTCGTTCATCATCTGACATAGTGACAACTTTAATAGTATCTTTCTCACATTTCGACTTGACAATATCAATGTCTTCAACAGACCATACTCTTTCTGCTCGTGCAGCGTCAAAAGATGCATCTTGAATTTGCTCTTGTAAGTCTTCATCTAGTGTTTTCCAGAAGTCTTTTGCAACAATGATTGATGTCAGGAACAAGGAATGTTCTGCATCGTTAATTGTGTTCATGAATTCGTTCTGTTGCAGTCCGTAAAATCGTGGGTAAGTAGATTCCCCACCTACGATAATACCGTCCTGTACACCTTCGTTGATCTGTTCCAACTCAATAGGAACAGGGATAGCACCAAGAGAACTTAGAGTTTCCTCTGCGATTGGGGATTTATTGCAACGTAGTTTCTCCCCCTTGAAATCTTCAATCTTATGAAGTTCTACGTTAGCAGGAATCATACGAAAACCTCCGCTATAGGTAAACGCCAGACCTTGAACATTTGTCCTCTCGTTTAATCCAGCGAGAAGAGTTTGACCTATTTCTCCTTCTAACACGGTCTTTGCGTGATCGTGATTTTCGAAAAGAAATGGCATATCTAGGGCCCACATATCTCTGTGGTGTTTTCTTCCTAGAGTAGAAGTATACATCTGGGACATTTCTATCTCACCATCTTCCATCAGCTGTAGAAGATCGTGTTTAGTAATCTTTGCCCCATTCTTATACTTGTCTGCATATTCTGAGAGTGTCAGAATTTCGTAGTTTAAACGGCCAGGAGCAGTTTTCTCCATAGTCGCTTTAAACCTTTTTGCAGCTCTTAAAAACAGTTCAATAGGTTCGTGTGCAAGTACCCAACGGATAGTTTTCATATGAAATCTCCTGTTATTTGTACTATTTATAAGAGAACTTTCTCTGAATCCGTAGTTTGTTTCTTTGCCCAATCAAATCGGTTCCAAAGTCTCTCA